ACACGCGTCTATGTTCTAAATTAATTGTATAGTGATGAATTTATATGTTATTTTTTAATAGAGTGCAAGCGATCCTTGCATAAAAGTACGATTTCAGCGATGTGGCGTTTATCTAAGTTGCCACAGAAACTTGGGCAGCTGAATCACTGATTTTGTTTTCTCTATCAGCAATTTTAAACTCTTCGGCTTTGATCTGAGTGATGATACTTTTAATTTTCTCATCAATTTCGACCATGTTAAGAGTATATTTTCCATGTTGATTATACTCATACTGCCACCCTAACTCCAAGGACCTCTTTTGTTTGTACAGGTCTTCGGTCATTACTAACCTCCTCATAGGTTATTCTACGGGGACTGTCTCTAAACATTCCCGTTGATTCCCATTTAATACTCTTTTCTCCCAATTTGTCAAGGATTGATTGTTCAATGGAAGTGGCCGAATCCTCCGCTAAAACTTCAAATTTAGCATAATGATCATAAGCCCATATTTGTATTAGGAATTTTTTAAGCATTTCTTACCTTATTTGTAAAATGTGGCGGAACTGTGTCCCGCCACAAATTTATTTTGGATTACGCACCCTCTACACCGAAGATACCTCTATAGTCAGATACTCCAAATGAGTATCTTTCTCTAGCTTTGTATCTAACGTTGCCAGTATCGAAATCACCTTCCATAGCAGTTTTTAAAGCTGCTCTTTGGAACATTTTCATACCGTTAGGGACATCAGTAATGATGTACCAACTATCTGTATCAGTTAAGAAATTGTTCACTCTATAACCTTGAGGAACCATTCCCATTGATGCTACAGCGTTGATATCATTATCTGCTGTTCCAGTTCTACCTGGAGATTTCATCAATCTCTCAATGTTGAACTGATTAGCTGAAGGAACAATTGCTTTCATTCCTCTTGCTGCGACTCTTAATCCACGTTCATCTGTCATTCCAGCAATGTCAATTAAGCCTTGCTCTAATGATGTTTCGTTTAAGTCTGCTTGCGTTGTTAAAGTATTTTTAACTGCTGTTCCACTAACCGTTGTGTGATTAGTTGAAAACAGAGAAACCGCATCACCAGAATCAAAATTATCCGTTGAAGGAAGACCTTGAATCAAAGGTGTTACTGCTTTTACTTGTTTCGCATTAGACATAGATCTTGCTAAAGCTTTTGTATATCTAGACGCAAGTCTGTCATACAAATTGTCTTCAATAGCTTCTTCAGTTATTGAGAACGCTAAAGCAATAGTGTCGTGTGTGTAACGTGCAGTGTAAGTTTCTTGCGCTTCATCGTATGATACGCCTGATCCTTCCACTTTAACGTTTGCGTTTGCAAAACCACTTAACATTACTTCTTCTTCAAAAGCTCTGTCAGATGATTCTGTTGTATAAATTTCAGCGTGCTGATTTTCATACCGTTTGTACTCCAGGCCGAATAGTGCATTCAAACCTGGTTCTAGTTCTTTCACTAGCTGTGCTCGTGATATAGCCATGTTATTATGCTCCTATTATGTTCCAGTTCCGACAAATTCGGACAAGTTCTGAACAACTTCTAGAGAACAATAAGCTGCTGTAAGGTCGTTGTTTTCAACTTCCTCAGCACTTCTTAATAGTCTCCAAGAGTGTGTTGTTGCATGCGTTGCGCCGATGTCAAGAGTTGTTGTTGATTTACCTGTTGTAGTATCTCCACCTGTATTTGCATACACGGAATATGTTTCCATAAATAGCACGTGAGCTGCAGGAACGTCTGACGCTACTGCTGCATCTGAAGCTATCGTATACTTCTGAAAAGGATAATCATTAACAAACGCTTGTGTGTCTTCACTGTTTGCTGGAGTAATTGTTGCATCATACCAATGTGCCCATGTAGGCTTCAAAGTAGATGCTGCATTATAGTAGATTCCGAACAATACACCTATAGTCGTAACTGTAGTTGCACTTTCACCAGTAATCATATAACCGCCTGACGATTTCATCGCCATGCCGTTAAAAAGATCAACGGTTGCTGCAGAATCAATCCAGTACTGAGAAAGACCTTGAGTCGCAGGTGTATTACCTAACGTTCCACTTGGTCTAAACCCAAAACCGGCTGAGTTTCTATTAGCCATGTTTTACTCCTTAATGTTTACATAAATGTAAACGGGTTAATTTAAATCAGTGATAGGAAATTGGTTGTTATTCCGAGAATAGTTAAAAAATTAACTTTTCTTTGTACCACCGAAGGTTACGCGAGACTGCCTTTCAACATTGATTGGCATACTCTTATGCTCTTCCTTCATTAAATCGTTTTCAACTGCTTCGTTCTGACCTTCTGCTTGTCTAGCAAAATACTCAGTTCGAGACTTCGCGATTTCTTCGGGCACCCTTGCGAGTACAAGGCCACCAACCCCGATAATCCCCTTGTATTTACCATCTTGGACAACAGGATAATCAGCATCTTTATATTCATCGGCTCTCACCAATTCATAACCAGATCTTAATCTTCCAGAGATATTTTTAGAATCTTGAAATCCTAAACTCTCTGCCCGTATCCATCTGTGCCTGAATCCATCAGGTGCAGGGGGTGCATCTAGAGAAGATGGAGGAGTCCACACTTTTGGTCTTTCAGTATTTGACCGTGTTTGACTCGCACGAGAAGTTTCTTTTGTTTCTTTTTTCATATGCTTATGCTCCTTCCGTGAGTTTTATTTGTTTTGCATATTCTTCGAGTGGCACACCTAATTTTTTAGCTATTGCTACCTGAGAGGATGTGAGTCTCACAGTTGTGCGTCCAGGTCTTACACTTCTCTGAGCTGAAGCAACCAACTGATTGGTCTTGGACGTTTGCTCTACATCACCACCTTTAGCAAATTTATGAGGAAAGTCAACTTTTATTCTTCTATCAACTTCAGAATAATAATCATCCGATTTAGGGTCAAATCCTTCATTTACAAGATCCTTGTGAATTTCAAAGGCAGTAAAAGTCATGGCTCTATCTTTGCCAAACCATGTATTTTTACTAGCCCAAGCTTCTGCTTGAGGATCAGGCTCCGGTAAACTTTGCGGAGTTTGCTGTGGTAATCTTCCACCGTCTGATAGTTGTTGAACAGGTTGTTCCTGTGCAACGGGTTTATTTTCTTTGACTTGCTCTAATTTAGCATTTTCAAATGCTAATGTTGCAATTCGTTTATTAGCTTCAACTTGAGCTGATGCATCGCCAGATTCAATGGCGCTTGCTAATTCTTTTTGAGCAGACTCCATTCCTGTTTTTACATTTTTCTCAAATTTAGACCAATAATCAGTATCCATTTTTTTAAATCGAGACTGATCTTGTCTTCTTTGATATTCTAAAGCTTGAGCATATTCAACAGCAGCGCCTTCTCTACGTTCTGCTTCTCTCATTTTTCTTGTGAGTTTAGCAATACGTGATTGAACACCTTTACTATATTCCTCTAACTTAGAATCTTCTTCTTTAACTGGTTCTTCTTTTACTTCTTCTTTTACTTCTTTTACTGTTTCTTCTTCCGTGACTATTTCTTTTTCTACTTTTTCCTCTGGTAAAGTTACATCTACTTCAGGTCCTGAAGTATCTAAATCTACTTTTGGGTTTTCTTGTTTTATTTTATTTTCCTCTGGCATAGTTCCTTCCTATGTTAATATTTGTGCAGGATATCTGTTGGATCCTGTACTGTTGCTAAAATTTCATCTTCATTTAAAAGACGAACTTCTCCACCTTCAATTTCTATACGTGATCCTGCATAACGAGCAAAGACCACCCAATCACCAATCTTGCACCACGGACCATTTGGATATCTCTCTTTATCCACGTAACACGCATCTCCCATTGCAATTACATTTCCGCATTGCGATGCTACTTGTTGACGATCCAAAGTTTCTTGTCCTAATAAAACTCCACCTTTAGTTTTCTCATTCATTTTAAATGGTAAAACTAACATACGCCAACCAGTAGGTTTTGGTAATTTTGTTTTTTCTTTTGTAACTTCTTTTTGTTCTTCTGATCTTTTTAGACCAACTAAATCTTTATTAGGTAAGTGTATTTTTGGTGTTGATGTCGATGACTGTTCCTTCATTTTGCTCCTTATCATTAAGCAGGTTAGAGATTTCCTGTTTAGTTGCCTCTAAGGCATTTATTTGTCCTATTATATACTTATATGTTTCCATACTGTCAACCCCTCCGGACGTCACTGAGATTGCTAATTGCTGTATTCTTCTATCTAAACCTCTTTGAAGTTTATAGATTATATTTTCTAGATTCATTAAATCAAATCTTTATAATATTCCTCATAAGTTTCATTAGATGCATATTCATCACCTAATTTACTTTTGATATGTGATCCAATATATTTTTCCTTTGTAGGAAAAACAAAATCTACTTTAAACTTATCAAAACCTTCAGGATGGATAGTTTTGGCTTTACTTCCAACAGGTTTTCTAGAATTACCAACAGTGGGTCTATATCTTGGGTTTACCATTATTAAAATAAATCTTTATCAACCTTTTTTTTCGGTTTTTTAGGGGGTTGATTTGTAAAATATCTTCTAAAATTTTCTTTAAAATCTTCATCCGCTATTTTCTCTTTAAATTTTTGACTTTTTTTCTTAATTTCGTCTACTGATTTTTGACCTTTAAATTTTACCTTTGGTTTAGTTCCTACAATAGTTTTTCCTGCTCGTATCCAAAATCCAACCATTATTTTTTCCCCTTTCCATTTCTAAAAATTTGTGTTCCTTTTATACCAAAAATACTCGCGCAGACAAGTATCCATAAATTCGTAAACCAGCTCGGAAGTGCCGCGAAATGCTCGAAGAACATTTTTATCTTCTCCATGGCCGCCGGATCGTCTGACCATACCCCCCAGGCCAGCACCAAAATGGGCAACGTGAGAATCGCTAAAACGACCTCGTCCTTATAGTCATTTTGACGGGCTTCTAAAAGTTTGCCCTGGTATTCCGTTTCCCCTCGGGCCATTTTAGAAGCAGCCATATGCTGTGCATCAGCCATAGCCATCTTTGTCTCTTGACGCTTTTTATAAATGTGCGTTCCAGCGTTTAAAGCAAGCTTTAACGCACCAAAAATTGGAAATGCCATATTAGAACCACTTAACTGTGTATGGTTTTTTCTGTTTTGCCGGAACAGAATTTTCATCACCCTTAGCAATATAGTTTTTTACTACTCTGCTAGTCGCAGATCTAGGATCAACTATCTTTTTTTGCTCAGGGATTTTAATTTCCGTAGCTTTTTTATAATTCCAAGCCATAATATCCTCCTTTTATAATATTTTATCTAGAACTTCCATTTGTTTTAGGTTTCATTCTTGCAAGTGTCAATCTATTTTCATTTGCCATTTCTTGCTTCTCAATTGAAGTATCAGCTCTTAATTCAGCTAATTCTTCATCTTGTTCAAGCTTATCATCCGTAATTTCTCTATTTTGGACTAATTTAGCTTGATCAATTTCTGTTTTTTTCTTCATTTCTTGTTGTTTACGTTCATTTTCCATTGCTCTTAAATCAACTTCTCTTGATTTAAGTTTTAAAAGTGGATCATGATCGAATTGTGATGTAATTTTCTTTTCTTCCTTCATAAAGTCTTCAGTCATTTCTGCAATCAACACTGCTTTTCTTGCTTCTATCTGTTGAGTCATTTGTTGCACTTGTTGTTGTGCTTGTGGATTCTGTGCTGCTTGCTGTTGCATAATCTGTAATTGTTGTAACTGCTCTCTGAATTCTAATTGTACTTGTTCTTGAGCCATTAAAGAAATATGCTCTAATATATTTTTCTGTAATGAAGCCATAACCGCTGGATTGTTTCTAACCATATTAGTTGACATAAAATTTAAGTGCGCTGTAACGTGTGCTCTATGATCTTGTCCTGGAAATGCCTGAAAAGGTTTTCCGCCTAATGCATCAATGTGCTCTAATGATGGATCTTTAGGTGCATTCGGTGCTGGTGGTGGTAAAATTCTATCTATATCTTTTATACCTAATGCTTCATACATTTTTCTAAATG